AATACGATGTCACTAGGCACGATTACAGTTAACAAGGAATAAAACCCCCGTCGATTCCTTTTGGGACTCCTAGCTTCTCACGGTTAGGAGTCCCAATTTTTTTGGAGTCCCTTCTACCTTTTTAGAATTTTTTGGAGTCCCTAGCTATTTTACTTCGTGTGTCTATGGGGGTTCGCCAGACGGATCAGGAGTCCCACGGCGCGAAATCGTCCGGCGAGAAATGTCCTAAGTCCTTTGTTTACATACACTTACGCACATTCATAGAGAAATCTCAAAATTTCCCTCAAGTATTGCTTGCATTTGGTCGATAATATAGTATAATGGGGGCACAAGACGAGAGAGAAAAAGCCCCCAAGAAAAACAGAACTAACACTTGACAAACCCCTCTCCAGAGAGTATAATATACACATGAAAGAAATTCAAAATATCACTGTTGACCGTCGTGGTCTCGTCTCTTCCCCTAAGGGTGCTGTCGTTGGCATCACTCAAGTTCCCTTCCTCAAGGTTGGTGAGCTTTACATCTCCATGGAGAAGAAGCACAATGCTTACTCTGTGAGTGTTGAGCCCTTCGGCAACTCTGTGCTTGTCTCAACTGACACGCCTAGAGGTGCTGCTCAGAAGGTCGCTCTAGACTACGACGATTACCTTGCTCACTGCAAGCACAATGCTCTGCCTATCCCTCAGAGCTACATCGACCGCTTTGGCACAGCGGCTGAGTAAATCGGCCTTTCCTCTTGACATTCACTCAAACTTTGGTATAATACACACATGAACATCAACGAAAACACTGCAATCGAACGCGCCTTCCAAGGTGCTGATCACTTGGCCTCTCTTGGCCTAGATCTCACCTTTGACGAGTTCCTAGACGCTTGCCATGTGGCAGGTATCAATATGCACAAATATCTGCCTCTGGCTGATGAGATGTATTGGGATGGTCACACCATCGCTGAACTCATCCAACAAATCGAAGTCCTAGAAGGAGATTGCTCCCTATGATCAAAATCATCGCTACTACACTGTTGGGCTATGCCCTCTGGCTTACCATCGCAATCGTCGCCATTGGTGGCGTTGCTAGTGCCCAAACCTATCGGGATGTCATCGTCAAGAAAGACGGTACGGCTAAGGCTGCTCTCTTTGATGACGCTATCAAGGTGAACATTCGCCCTGAGCTTCGTGCAAAGCTTGCACCTTACGTCTCAGCTATTCGTTACGCTGAGAATGGTCGTGCTGGCCGTGAGTATGGATGCCTGAGCAAGTATGCGAAGGATCGAGGCTATCGCCGTCAGGCTGGCGAGTGTGCTTGCACTGTCCAGAAGAACTACGACCGTTGGGTCAAGGCTGGTTCTAAGGGTGAGTTTGTGGTATTCCTTGGCAAGCGTTACTGCCCCGTTGGAGCGGATAACGATCCTACGGGACTGAATCAGCACTGGATTAAAAATGTGAGGAAGCTATATGCGAAACACTCCCGATGATGGACTTGATTTCTTCCGTGGGGTCATGTCCTGCGTGGTGATTTATTTTCTCTGTATTTGGATTCTCTGCATTTTTATGTGGATTTTTTGAAAAAGGGCCGGGGCGAAGCCCTTAAGTCCTTTATTGACAGGGGCTTACGTCACAAAAAAACTCAAAAAAACACAGGCCCAAGGCTTGACATTGGCTGAGATTGTGGTATAATAGACGCACAAGACGAGGGGAACAAAGCCTCTGCCTGACGCGGAACAATGTCGTATCAGAAAAAGCTTTTTCCCCTTGACATTCTCCAAAACTCTGGTATAATACACACATGAAAGCAAAGAACATCACAATCATAGCACTCGTCCTCCTCTTCAACGATTTTGTGGGCGCGGTAGTCCGTGAGGCTGGCATCCTGTTTGCTCGCCTTGGCAGTTACCTTCAGTGCGTTCCTGATTTTTTCTAAGAAAGCACTTGACATTTCCCAAAACTCTGGTATAATATACACATGAAGACGAAAGAGAACACCATCACTGTCACCTCCCCTCGCGCTGGTCTGAAGCAGTTCACCTTTTCCCACCACGGCTACAAGCTGTCGGTCGGCTTTGGTGCTGGTCACTACGCCTCTTGGATGGTCGGTGAGCGATTTGGTCCTGAGGGATCGCACCACTTCCCCACGACCTACGAGGTTGCGGTGTTGGATGAGGATGATAACTTCCTCCCGCTTACGTCTATGGATCAGGTGGCTGGCTGGCAGTCCCCCGATGTCGTGGAGGCTTTGATCCAGAAGATGGGCCGTGATGATTTCGATCACAAAGATTTGAAATTTTACTGCGACTAGGCTTGACAACCCCCTAAACACTTGGTATAATATACACATGAAAGAAAAAATGACATTTGAAGAATTCACCACCCAACTCGGTTATGCCGATTGGTTCTACATGATGAGCGATGACAGTCGCTCCTACAACGCTGGTCGTGACCAGATCCAAACCCTTAAGAACTTCGCTATCTCCATGGGTGGAGAATGGCAAGAGGCTTTCGAAGCCAAGTCTAAGGAAATGATGAAGCGTCTTCACCGATGAGCATTGAAGAGATTCAAGAGCTACTGTCTGACGCTATCCAGACTGACTGGGAGCATGGCGTTGCATGGATGAATGATCAAGCTGCGGATGAGTTCAAAAAGCTCTACCCTACCATCTGGAAATTCATGCAGACTATTATGGATTTAGAAGATTAGGGCTTGAAAAATTTTGGGAAGGGCCGGGGCGAAATGCCCTAAGTCCTGTGTTGACAAGCACTTACGTCAGAAAATAAATCACTCCACCCCCTTGACAGCCTACTTTTTTTGTGATATAATACACCCATGAACAAGGAAGAGATGCTACTGTGTGATGCCTGTGGTCAGGTCACCGCAACCAATGAGGTGAGCGATGACTGGGGCGCATCCATCATCTGCAAGTCCTGCGCTGCTGAAATTGCTCTCGATTTTGCAGACTAACCCCTTGACATCCCCCTACCTTTTTGGTATAATACACCCATGAAGTTCATCGTAGTTCGTTACCACTCTGCTCCTGTCACTTTCACCTCTCTGCAAGCCGCAGAGGACTTCGCCCAAGGTTGTGGCGATTTCCAAGATCTTCTGACAAAGAAGGCTTGACAAACTCCCCCTTCCATGGTATAATGGGAGGACATTACGAGGGACAGTCCCTCACTACCTTTTCCATCTTTTAGGAGATACTAACCATGAGTGAGCGTAAGCAACGCACACCCGCTGAAATCATCGCTGAGACAGAGGCAAAGCTCTCTCGCCTCAAGGTGAAGCAAGCGAAGCAGGATGCCATGAGCAACCCTGCCGTAGCCCCTCTTGTTGAGGAGCTTGATGCTCTGCGGAAGGATATCCGTGAAGCAAAGAAAGGTCTAGGGGACGGTCCCCAGTCCTTCAACGCCCGTGTGGCAAAGCATGACGCTTGGATCGAGAAGATCGAAGCCGAACGCCTTGACGCTGAGGCTACGCTGTCAACCGCTGAACTGCGGAAGACTGAGATCGAGGTGCAGATGGCTCAGGTCATCAACGGCCTCGTGGAATCCTCTGACGAATTGTCGGTAGAGGCTTGACAAACTGGAGAGGGCATGGTATAATGTCCTCTCCAATTCACTAACCCCTTTCTTCCTATAGGAGATTTAAACTATGCTTTCTAGCATCACCAACGTCGTGCGTTCGAACCAGAACGCTGTTATGATTCGGGTGGGTAACGGTTGCGCGTCCAGCGCGGTCTATACCATCTTTGACCTGCAAAGCCAGAGCAACACCTACACGGGTTCGCTCAACGCTTGCAAGAAGGCGTGGAACCGCCACTACATGAACTCTCGGCAGTTCGTGACCCGTAACGGTGTGAACCACCGCTACATGGGTAAGTAGTTCCCGACTCGACTGGGCGAGTATAAATAGCATGTAGGCCCAGAGCGTCCCCAAGGGAAGAAGGCGAGCGATTGCTTAGACCTCACCCTTGGGGGGATTGAAAATTTGGAAGGTGTCGAGGGTTCGAAACCTCGGCAGAGCATCAGGTAATCCCTTCGGTAACTGGAAGGGGCCTCGAACTGCACACGGGTAGAAAGACGGGCTAGTGCCAGAGAAGCCTTTGTGCGGGTCGCCTAGTGAAAAAGAACTACAGTTAAATACGCTGCTAATGCCTAAGAATTAGCCGCTGGGTGTGGGTAATAAAGTAAGTCCCACTGTTCGTTGCCTTCCTCTTTTGCCCTGTTGTGGGGGTCATATCCACAACCTGCTAGGGCAGTATATTACTGGCGTGGTCTCCCTAGGGGTCACGCTTTTTTTATTTTGTTCTTGCAAATTTTTTTTCGCGCCGGACGCAAGCCCCTAAGTCCTTTGTTGACAGGTACTTACGACGATAAGAAAAAGAAAAAAACCAAGACCCAACACTTGACAAAGGCGAAAAATGTGGTATAATAGGGGCATGACACACGCGAGAGATGGCCCGTGAGACACGGGATGTCCTACCGCCGAAAGGCGAAACCCCACTGGACACTGAAAAAAAACTTCCCCTTCCCCTTGACAAACCCCTAAACATCTGGTATAATACACACATGAAAGCTACTCAGAAACACCACGAAATCGAGTCCCTACTCACCTCCATCACTGGCAAGAGCCGTCCCCAAATGGTTCTTGAGGCGTTATGCACCACCTGTGATGGTGTTGCGAAGTCCTTCAAGGATGAGGTTTCCGAGAAGGAATACCAGATCTCTGGTATGTGCCAGTCCTGCCAAGATGAAATTTTTGGCTAGTAACCCCTTGACATTCACCCAAACACCTGATATAATGGAACCCATGAAAGACATCGAAACAAGTGCCGACCAGCACGACGAGTACCTCGCCCATCAAGAAGCCGAACTCCTTGAGGCCCAAGGCCATCAAGAGGAGATCGTCGAAGATGATGAACTCAAAGAACTCCTTGCCGAGCTTTGGCAAGAAGAGTGCGAGCGTGAGCTTGCAGAAGAACTAGAACCAGAATACACCGAGCGTGATGCGTTCGATGATTTCTACACCGATTACGCTAACGAAATGGAAGGCTAATTATGAAAGTTGATATGCACAACGTAGGCAAGTTTGAAGCCTCAGTCTCTAAGAACGCTTGGAACCCAGAAGAGAAGGACGGATGGTTCACTCTGAAAGCTGGCATCCTTGAATACTCTTGGGATGGCTCAGACAAAGGTTATCAGACCGAGGAAGAGTTGACATTCTTCTGCCCTGATGTCGAGGCTCGCATTGTTGAGCTAAAGAACGTCCTCGATAAGGCTCTTGTCCTTGCCCGTGAGGAGCAAAAGGTAAAGGCTGCTGAGAATGACGCTTGGCGCAAGGAAAACGCCAAGAAGGAGGCAGAAGCCTAATGGATCACGGTGACTACTTCGCTTGTTACGAACTTACGCCGCGCATTGAAGAGTGGGCTATTGTCGGGGAAGCTAATCCATACCAAGCTCCCGAACTTAGGGAAATGCGGTTGACGGGGAAGGTATACAATCATCCCCAGTTTGGTGACGGTGAGGTAGTCACCACCTCGCCCGTTCGTGCCTCTGCTGGTCGCACAGTAGAAACGTACAATACAACATATGACCTTGGCAGGATGTCCGAAGAATATAAGGAGTGGTGTTCTTCGATGGGTATTGATGTCGATTCTTCGGCCCCTGTCAAGGCTTTTCTCCGCTAGAAATTAGCGGATCGCCCCAAGTGCTTTGTGTGTAGGCACTTGGGGCATTTTTTTTATTTCGGGCCGGGGCGAAGCCCCCTAAGTCCTGTGTTGACAAGCACTTAGGACACTCAGTTTTTTTAAAGCTAACGCTTGACATTCTCGGATTCTGTGGTATAATATATGCATGAACACTCTCCCCGATAACGCAATCTTCCCCGTCCCCCCTGTCTGCTCTGCCTACTGGACCAATGCCCAGTGGTATCACTGGTGGATCAACAGCGGAGGAAAAACCGTCAAAATCTCTTGACATCCTCCCCTGTCTTTGGTATAATACACGCATGAAAAAGAAAGCCTTCGTATTTGATCTCGACGGAACCCTGTTCGAGACTACTGCACAAGAAATCGAGTCAGCCAAGGGCCACGCTCGCTATGTCGAATTTGCAGACACCGATAAGCTCCTCAAGGAGTCTAAGCCTCGGTCCCTCGTCCAGTTCGCTATTACTGTGCAACAAGAAGGCCACCGTGTGTATGTCCTCACGGCTAGGAACTCCATCGTCTACCGCGCTATCCGCACTCTCTTGGAGCGTTACGGTATTGATGCAGAGTATGTCTTTTGCGTTGGTGATCGTGGATTCGAGATCCCTGCATACAAGGCTGAGATCCTGTCTATGCTGAAGGAGACTCACCGAACCTATTTCTTCGACGATTGCGACGAGAACCTTTCTGCCGTCCCTGACGGAATTCGCGCCTTCAAGGCTTGACATCTACCTCCTTTCATGGTATAATACTCACATGCAACTACTCACTGAAAAGATCAAGAACGCCCTTCCCGCTCTCTACTCCACCGAGGACACCCCTTGCGACGAGAAGAAGATCGTGGTCCGATTCTTCAACCCCATGGGTGCCCAGAGTTGGCAGATCGTGGAAGGCTCCGAGCAGGTAGACGGGGACTGGCTCCTCTTCGGCCTGTGTGATCTCGGCTTTGGTTCGCCTGAGTGGGGATACGTCTCCCTCTCGCAGCTTGAGTCGATCCAAGTCCCGCTTGGCTTGGGTATCGAACGCGATATCTGCGTAAACGCTGACCTCCACGATGAGTGGTCGGCTTAATTTTCCCCTTTTCCCTTTCTCTCTCTACGAGGTAATTTTATGAATGTTTCAATCAAGGAAACGAACGGCGTATCAACGCTGGTAATCGAGGCCCCTGTGTCTCTTCGCCCGTCCAAGTCTGGTAAGACGATGCTGGTCGCTTCAAGCGGTGGCAACATCTCCACGACGGCGATGGTTGACGGTAAGCCCGTCACGGTAGGCTTGAACGCTTACATCCCCAAGGGCTAGGCCCACTGGGAAGGGGGGAGGCAGTAGGTGACACGCGAAGCCTACTGATCCTCCTCACCTTTTAGGGGAGGGTGTTCGATCCGCTCAACGCTTGGCTTCGGCCACTTGGAAAGCAGTAACACTCTCCCCACCTTTTCTCTCTTTTGTGCTTGCAAAAATTTTTTGGGGCCGGGGCGCGAGGCCCTAAGTCCTGTGTTCACAGCACCTTACGACAGAAAGTTTTCTCAAAGTATTTCTTGCAATGGGCTAAAACCGTGGTATAATAGGGGCATGAAAGCAATCAAAAACTACTCCTTTTGGGTGCGTCACGCAGCCCTCTTCGGAATAAAACCTCCGAAAAATTAAGAGCTAACGCTTGACATTCCCTCTAACCTTTGGTATAATACACGCATGAATAACCCCTTCGATATCGTCATGGACCTGTCCGATGGCAAGTTTGCTCACCACCTCTACGGCGTTCTGTCTTACCTCCACGAAAACGGGCTCCCCGCTCCTGATGTGGACGCGGAAGCTATCAAGTACCTCAACACCTTCTATGAGGGTTGGGATGTGGACGATGAGCCGCGTGAGGATTGGGACGATGAGTCCGCTCTCGCTTCTGCTGGCTTCGGAATGGATGAGTCCTATGAATAATATTTGGAAGACCATGCTTGACAAGCTGACCTCAGTATGGTATAATGATACACCCGAACGAGGGACGGGTTCAACTCCCTCAACTTCTAACCTCTTTGCAAAGGAGACTACTATGGGCGATTTCGCCACAAACAAGACTGAGGCCAAGATTCAGGGCCTTAGCATTCAGGTCGGTGAGCTTTTCGCTGACCTCTACAAGGACGGCACTGCTTCTCAGGAAGCATGTGACCACGCGCTGGAGGCTTACAAGAGCCTTCGTCGTGCGCTCCCTCGGGAGTGGTCCGAAGGTCGCCATGTGGGGGCTACGGCTGCCCATAAGGCAACCCAAGGGCTGTAAGGTCCGAGTGGGGGAGGTAGCCCCTTCCCCACTATAAAGAAAGCGTGGGTGAGCTAACCACGGGAAGCAAGCTCTCCTTTCGGGGGTGTTTCGGTTGTTCGACTAGTAAGACCCTACACGGGAACTATTAGGACGAGGGTTCGAATCCCTCCACCTCCACCATACAATGCTTCCCTGTCGGGGACATACTCCAGAACACCCGCAAAGGTGGGAAAAACTACGACTGAGCGAGAGTCCTATTTGATGAGGGCGAGAGTTCGAACGGGGACGAGAGTCCGCAGTCTGGGTCAAGTCCGACAGGGAGGCAACTTTTTTCTGCTTTTCGCTTGAAATTTTTTTTCGGGGCCGGGGCCGCGCCCATAAGTCCTTTATTGACAACACCTTACGACCGAAAATAAAGTGGAAGTTTTTTGTGCAACCACTTGACAACCCCCCACGGGCATGATATAATAGGCGCATGATTACCTCGACAAGATACCAGAAGAGCATCAAGCTCCCGCACGAATTCGATACCCTCAAAAAGGGTTCGAGTAATAAGAAATTAGGTTTCAAAATCACCGCTAAGAAGTGGAAAGGGAAAAGGCTTTATAGTCTTACCCTAGTAGAGCGTGAAACCTGCCCTACCTCATGCCACCATTGGAATGATTGTTATGGCAACAATATGCCATTCGCGCATCGCTTTTCTACTGAGGGGCTTACCGATCAATTGCATCTAGAGATTGATTATCTCATGCGAAAGCACAAGCAAGGGATCGTAATTCGCTTGCATGTTCTGGGTGATTTCTACTCTCTGGATTATGTAAACTTCTGGCAGAAAATGATGCTAGAATACCCTGAGCTTTGTATCTTTGGGTATACTGGAAGGGAATTAGATTCCCCTATCGGTGGAGCTATTCACCTTTTGAATCTTCGCTTTTCGGATCGCTTCGTGGTTCGTTATTCCCGAAACAATGATTCGCAGGAGTTGGGAAAATGGTTTGCAGCCGAAGAAAGTTTCGAGGGAAAGTCTTTTGATTGTCCAGAGCAAACAAAGAAGGTCGCGAATTGTGCATCGTGTGGGCTATGTTGGATGGCACCGAAAACGGTTCGATTCACCACCCACTAACAGAACCCTAACGAACAAAACCCGAACAAAATAAATCTGAGATTTCGCTTGAAATTTCCTCAAAATTTGGTATAATAGGACTCATGAGCAACGAACCCCCCAGCAAGAGAATTATCCTCGACATCGAGGAAGATACCTTCCGCGCCCTTAGAAATGAGATCGGGTGCAAGGGCATGGCGGGGAATGCATATGGCCTCCTCGACGCTTTCGTGGCGAAGCTCGTCAAAAAAGTGGAGGCGGGGGAGGATTCGTGGTATGTGGAAAAAAAGGGTCGCCATGACTAAGGGGATGTGGCTCAATTGGTTAGAGCATCGGCCTGTCACGCCGAAGGTTACGGGTTCAAGTCCCGTCATCCTCGCCACCCTGATTTGACTTTTTTGTATGGGTGATTAACTCAGCGGTAGAGTGCTTCTTTTACAAGGAAGAGGTCGGGGGTTCGAATCCCTCATTGCCCACCAATAAAAAACCCCCCTCGAACTTAATTGAACGAAGGGGGTTTTTTGTGTAATGCATCGAAGTCTACTTTGACTTTTTTTGCACTACCATGAATACCTCAGAGGGCGTAGCTTTGGTCTATAGGAGAATAGCTCTCGGCCCCTTATTATAGCACACCGAAAGGGCTTTGTCAAGCTAAATTTGACTTTTCTTAAAAGAGTTCTAAGGAGGTGATGACCGCTTGGAACTAATTCGGGAGCGGGGTAAATGGGTTGGTTCGAAAGCTTTTTCTGAACTGGTTTGAACTTGGTTTTGAACTGGTTTGGTCCCCCCATGGGAGTTTTTTTTAAGTTTCTTTAAAAAGGGTCAAGCAAACACTACTAACAAACCCCTAATTTGACTTTTCTTGTCGTGGTTTGGGGGGTAATTCTGAACTAATTTGACTTTTCTTGTAGTATTTAGTATACCTAACATTATACTAACCTAAATCAGCCCTAAGTATTTTCTCCATCTATTCCACTTTTTTTATCCTCTTTTCTCCTACTATATTGGGGTCTACCGTAGTCATCTTCTACTCTAACCACATCATCTACCTCGGGTGTTGATACCTCTAAGATGATTGTATCTCTGTGTGCATGGAGTCTGTGTACGTCCTTAGGATTGATCGTATATGCTTGACCATACTTCATGAGTATTGTCTCTCCGTTCTTTATAAGATCACATGTTCCTTCTTCTAGGATCATAGTTTCTTTCTTTACTTCATGGAACTGGAGAGATAGTCTTTGTCCTGCGTCAATGTACATTCTCTTGAGGCAGTACTTCTCATTTAGGACATACCAATCTTCTCTTCCCCAAGGTTTTCTTACAATTTTCATCGCGTCATTAATTTAATTAGTAGGACTCCGAGTGTAGTGATCCCTGCAACAAAGGCTGCACTCCATATGATGAGGGTAGCTGTTACCTCGTCATCATGTTTCTCTTTAGGTGTCTTTTCGCGCACGATAATAGTTAATGGTACTTTCATACCATATGTAGTTATTCCATCACACCGTAACAGTCAGTATCGACCATCATTAGCATGGACTCTCCATCTACCTCTACCTCTTTCCCCGTGAACTGGGCGAACATAACTCTGTCCCCTACTTCTACGTCAAGGGGAACTCTCTCCCCTCGTTCTAAATTTCCGGGACCAGCAGCCACTACTGTGCCTACATCAGAACTCTTCTGTGCGGCTTCAGGGATAATGATACCCAATGCTGAGGTAGTCTCTGCTGCCTCTCTCTTGACGATAATATAGTTTCTTAGTGGTCTAATCATAATTAATTTCCTTTAACTGACAAAATGACAGCGGCAAGACTCATTACTGCGAGCCACACCATCATGTACTTCATGCGCTGTCTAAGTGGGGCTTGGCAGTTCATCTTAGTATTGTTTGTAGGGGGAGTTAGCCTTCATCTCAGCGTACTCACTAAGATTGTAAGCCTCAGGCACATAGAACTTAGGCTTTAGTTTCCCGTCCTTGTCTACCTTGTCTGGGGAAGATGCTCTCTGTTGTGTTCTGCTGCACTTTTTATTAGTAATGATAGACAAGCCACCATCACCGATTGGCAGAGTAGTTACATTCATGTGAGGGATCTTACCTTCCTCAATTTCATCCACCAGTTTGTGCGCCTCTGAGGTCATATTCTTGTCGCTGATGGGATCGGTGTTGTTCATGATAATCATTCCATCCTCACTCAGAACCTTCAACGAATTCATTAGATCCGCTTTTACACCTTTGTAGGACTGATCGGCATCAATAAAGATTAAGTCTGCGGTCCCATTCAACCATCCATCGGCAAAGAACTCGCTGCTATCCATCTCATAGGTCTCAAAGTCCTCCAAGCACTCAGGCATCTTAGTGTCCACAGCAATAGCTCTGGAGACAAAGGGAGCGATAAGGTTAAAGGTGGTTCCTTCCCCTACGCCTAACTCTAGGTAAACATTGGGTCTCATCTGTGACCCCATATACTGTACAAAAGCTTCGTGCATTACTGACTCCTCCTAATGCGCTCCATAAACTCATCGAATGGCTCAAACACTTGGAGTGTTCTACCGTCTGCAAGGACTACATCTAGCCAAGCAGCTTTCTTATTCAGAACTCTGGTATTGGCGAGAAGAAGTGCGGGATCGAACTTAGGCTCCACGGTGACGATATTGTCGGTGTGGATCATAATGCTCTCACGCTTTCCTTCCCACATCGGAATCCACCGACGAGGATAGGTTATTTTTGCTGAGGGAAGTGTCATACTCATTAGGCACAACACAATACCTATCATAAACAACCCAATGGCGGGTCTATAAACTGGATTCATCTTCATAACTATCTTTTCCTTTGTTTTGGTGGGCTGTGATCATGGATACCAGCAGCAATCTCTTTCGCTATTTACCCCGTCACCGTGAGAGTTTTCCTCTAGCCCGTGTACTAAAAAGGGAGAAGTTCTCTAAAATAGAAACACCTTCATGCACTTTGGCAGATGAAGGGATGAGAACTCCTCCCCCATGCATTACTTCCTGCTCTTCCTGAACTCGCCCATGCGTTGACGAATTGCCTCCCAGTCAGGTCTCTCGACCTCAACCTTCTTTTCGCCCTTCTTGCGGCGTTTACCTTCACCCTGAAAACGGCCTCGGCCCTGATGGACTACACCATTTTCATCTTTCATAGCTCGACCAGCACGTTGACCAGCACCCGAACCTCTACGGCGACCATTGCCTCTCTTCTTCAGTTGAGCGACCTCTTTCTTGAGGGCCTCCAGTTCGCGCCTGAGAGCCTTAACCTCTGCCTTGAGGGCAGCAGCCTTCGGAGCCTCAACACGCGCCTGTGGGCGACGAGAGGGGCCTTGCTCACGCTGTGCGAAAGCAGGGGTCGCAAGCGTCAGAGCGGCGAGCATAATTGCAAAATACTTCATATCTATTCTCCTAATCGGTGAGCATCAATGGTTTCCGAGCAAAGACTTGCATCTTATCCCATTCAATCTGGATAGGCTCCCACCCGTTGTGGGAAATTTCTTGTAGGAGCGCATTGAGCCCCTGATCGGAAATTACGTCTGTGCTAAAAACTTTGTACTCATACATATTTATAGTCCCCAAGTGCATTATGCACAGGAATATTCGCTTCTGTAGCTATTATAGCTCGTTCTCCAGCATAATAGAAAGGCTCTTGATTTGTTTATCAGTCTCGAACCAAGTGAGGTCTAGAGCCTCTGCGATCTGCTTGATGTTCATCTTACCGCTAGGCTTAATCAGGTTGGGGTCTTTGACCACCATGGTAACAATTGCTTGCTGCGTAGGAGTGAGGTGGTAAGAGATCTCTTCCAGTAGCATGGCAATCTCAGGATCACCAGTACACTCCTCGATCTCAAGGATCTCCTCCTTGTCGGTGGATACAGTCCCCTTGAGGATCGGAGCCTTCTTAGTGATCTTCGCGCCCTTGTTGTTCTTCTTGGTCCACATACACGTTTTAATGTACTGGTCGAAGCCCTTGGTGCCCCAGAACTCATCAAAGCTACCGTTAGCCCCGTCGTTCTGCTTTTCGAAACCCATCACAGCCTCCATAGCGGAGAGGCGAATGTCCTGCAAGTTATCATCAAAGTTGGCCGTAGCCTTGTCTCCGCTGATCTGGTGGCTGATCTTGTACATCAGCTTACCATACTTCTTGTCAATCTTGTTCCATTGTTCATCAGTCAGCGACATAAACTTTAATATCCTTCTCTTCAGGGGTTGTGATTTCGTTAAGACAGAAAATGCTATGAATAATGTCATAGCCTAGAATTAATTTGGGGTTTGCTCTCATGGCTTCGATGTGTGCTTTTTCATCACTCCATTCCTTCTCATCGAAGGTCCACGAAAGCGTTAGATCCACAGTAACTTTTCGTTTCATGCGCCTATTATATCACAATCAAGAGTCGCTGTCAACAGCCTTTTCTTGAAAATGTAAATCCATTGCGCGAAACTGGTCCGCTAGTTTACCAAAAGAGTACAATTCAGCATCACAGCCGATGGCCTCATCACCCTCACACCATGAAAGGCAGTAAGCGATCATTTTAATATCTTGAGGGGTAAGGCGAACGTCTCCATTCATTTCCCCTCTGTAATCATTTAATACTCTCATGCTGTCGGCCACACTCCCATGAACCACATGAGGTATGTAACAAACATACACGCATAAGAACAGGCACCAAGGCCCAAGAAAGCGATAAGGGCACGTTGCACCCACCTGTCAGTCATTTCAATTTTCATGTTATTCTCCATTGGCATTATGCCATTCTGCTACGCCTTCAGCATCAGCCTCGGCTAGTGTTTCGTTAAATTCAGCATAAGTAAAGCCCCAAAACAAAATCTTGGGGTTAAGTTCGACATTCGATCCCTCTGCATATCCAGTCAGGCTCACACCTGCGCTGTCAGAGATAATCGAACACCCACATTGGGTGTCCTTGAAGACTGCTTTTTCTACCGCAGCCTTAGCGGCTTCTTCCGTAATCTCAACGGGACCACCCATCATGGCTTCCCACAGTTCTTTATTATTGTTAATCATTGTTACCAGCTTGATGCGTAAAAGAATTTAGTGTCAGGGTTATCCTTGTGCTGCTGTAGCATCTCATTCACATAGTTCAGAGTACTATTAACATCTTCCCAATACCACTCATCATAGTCGATACCGCCGAAAAAGAATCCAGAAGAGGTAGGAAGAAGCTTCGCAGCTTTCTTATGGTCACGGATAACCGTTGCCACAGTCTTCTTGAGACTCGTGAGTTGGCTAACGCTGACCTCATAAAGGCCACAGTCATCCACACCCTCTTGGACGTTTTTTACGAACCAGTTATGAATCTGGTTAGCCTTGCGCCAGTAGTACTCCTTCTTGGGGATGTCCCAGTTGTCATTGGTCAGAATCTCGCCCTCGGTGGCGTATACACTCATATCTAGTCCCATAATAATCTCCTAAGGATTGATGGTTACTCGTTGATCAGAGAGGGTTGCTCTCTTAGCGGAAAAAACAGGGGTGCAATTGCCCCCAAACTTAGTGAAAAAAGACCCCATCTTGTAGGGGTTGTAGCTAACCTTTTGTTGGTAAGCTACTGGAGAAGAGAAGCTGACAGTACCTCGGACAAACGCATGAACATTCTTCTTGCGCTCACGAAGTACCCGCTCTCTCCCCGCAGGTTGAACAACAAACTTTACATCCGTAAGGGTCAGGTAGTCCTCACCACCATAAAGGTAGTCCACTACTCGACCGTTCTTGCGGACAGAAAAGCAGTCCTTATGGAGGTTCCAGTAAACTTCCACTCGGTCGCCGTCTTTAATGCTATCTTCGCTGTTCATGCCCCTATTATACCACAGTTTCAAGGGATTGCAAGCCCTTTTCCGAATTTTCTTCAGACCACCAACGAGGGGTCTGAGCGGTAGGCCACTCCCACTTGGCGAACGCAGCCTTGTCGCCCATGTAGTAGGCTCTGTATGCCTCCACAGCGTCCTCATGCTTGTACTCGTCGGGCATGGCTTGGGGGAAGGGTGTAAGGCCAAGCTCAGGCATCCCATGAGGCGTGTGAGCAAGCTCATGAATAAGCTCACCAGACTTGTGAGACTTGCCTCGACGATTTGTGAACTCAGTCAGGAGCGCAACATACAGATGCCAAGCCCAACGATAGTTAGCACCAGACTCACGAATCCATTTTGTGCATGGATGATTGAGGTGGGCTTGCTTGTAAAGACCTTCGGCCTGTGCAGTTTCGTATACACGGTGAGCCGTTGAGAGCATCTGTGCTGTCTCTAGGATCATTTTAGGTACATGCTTATCGCAATGCATTGCTGCGGCAGCTTTAGGATTTTTATCTAGGATGAATATGTTCATGGCTATATAATAACACAGGAGTAAGGTAATGTCAAGCGAAAATTCAAGGAAACCAAAAGTGAAAGAAGACCTTCGCAAGTGGGTTAAACAAAAGTGGGTCGATATTGGTGCGCCCAAGAAGGGCGGAGGATATAAGCCTTGCGGAAGATCGGAAGGGGAAAAAAGAAAAGGATACCCCAAATGCGTACCAGCATCAAAAGCGGCTAGTATGAGTAAAAAAGATAAGAAATCCGCAGTAAGCAGGAAACGGGCTGCTGGTAATGCGGGACCAAAGCCTACTAACGTAAAGACGGATGTGGATGAGAAAAAACTTTGCCCTAAAGGTAAGTCTGCTGCTAAGAGAAAGTTTGATGTGTACCCCTCAGCTTATGCAAACATGTACGCTAGTGCGGTTTGTAGCGGAAAAGTAAAACCCGGAGGTAAGAAAAAGAAAGCGAAAAACGAAAACACTTTCTACGCCAGAGTGGCAAGTCTAATTCAGGAAGGAAGATGCTGGAAGGGATACAAGGCAAAGAAAGGAAGCACCCCGTATTCTAAGGGCTCATGTGTCAAGGTTAAAGAAGCAACTCCTGCATGGCAGAAGAAATCAGGAAAGAATCCAAAAGGTGGACTCAACCAAAAAGGTGTAGACTCCTACAAGCGAGAAAATCCCGGCTCCAAATTAAAGACTGCTGTTACCACTAAGCCTTCCAAGTTAAAGAAGGGTAGCAAGGCAGCCAACAGGAGAAAGTCTTTCTGCGCTCGCATGAGTGGCATGAGGAAGAGACAAAAAGCCAGTAACAACACAGGCAAGGATCGTCTCAGCCTCTCCCTCAAGAAGTGGAACTGCTAGTCATCAATATCAATATCGTCCCAGTCCTTCTTAGGTTTCTCTTGCGCTAGACTCTGGGGAGGTAACGGTTGGAGAGGTTCGGGAGCAGGGTTGTGACGATGCATTCCGAGTAGGCCATACCCAACAATGTCTTGGTAGGGGTTTTCATCAAAGGCAGTAGGGTTGTTGGCAATCCTAAAAAGCTTATCAAGAATACGCGCAACGGTGAGTAGGTCATCATACTGCTCAGGATCAATACCCTGAGGATACATTTGCCTAAGGCACTCACCACTCTTACCAAAAGAGTCTCCGTAAGCCTCCTGCTTATCCTTAACAATATCGGCTACGCCGTCCGCAATACTTCTAAACTTATTTGCCATTTTTTTCCTCTAGTCTCTCTATAAAAGCTAAGGCGTTGATTGCGCCCTCTAGTCTACCGCTAGAATGCAACTCCAAGCGATTGTTACTATCTGTCCTATAATCTTCGTTGAGTATGCGCTTCCACTTAGAGATTTGTTCTCGTAAGTACTCCTTCGTCTGCTCAACTGTAGTATCCAAAGTCTCCTTTGTAGTGGCTTCCGGGAAATTCTTCGTCACTTGTGTCTTGGTCGTATTCATAAATTGAGTTCACCTTAACGCCAGCCTTAGCTAACAAATTTAGTCCATTCTTTTTATAGTGGTCTTTGTAAATTACTCTTACTATCCCAGCCTGTATGATGAGTTTAGAACACTCAAAGCATGGAGCCAATGTGACATATAAAGTAGCACCATCAGAACTGTTGGTAGATCGAGCAATCTTGCTAATGGCATTAGACTCTGCGTGAAGGACTTCGGGCTTTGTATACTCTTCATCAACGTAGGATCTATATTCGCATTCATTTGAAAATCCCTTTGGAGTTCCATTGTACCCTTCAGAGATAATCTGCGTGTCTTTAACGATAAGACATCCAACTTTTTTTCTATTTGCATAAGACAGTTTCGATAGCTCTTCTGCCATCGCCATGTAAGTTTGATCTAATTTTTTTTGAGAAGCCATGATCTATTATAGTTTGGTGCGTCCGCAAGGACTCGAACCTTGGACCAATCGGTTAAAAGCCGATTGCTCTACCAACTGAGCTACGGACGCAGAATTTGGTACACTCGATAGGATTCGAACCTATGACCTATAGATTAGAAGTCTATTGCTCTATCCAACTGAGCTACGAGTGCGTGGTAGGGAAGGCGGGACTCGAACCCGCACTTGACAGATTTTAAGTCTGTTGCCTCTGCCGATTGGGCTACTCCCCCGATTTTCTCACCAGAGCGTATGCCATCCAATTACGTTTCCCAGACTTCTTGTTCGGAAGTTTCAGAACACGGAAATCCCCCGTAAGGTTCCTAGGCAAACTCTTTTCCCTACGCGCAAGCTCGGCTTGGGCTTCGGACTCACTACTAAAATGTCCGAACTTAATTCGGTTACTCTTATTTTTATTAATCGTCATAATATTCTCCTTTAGGTTGTGGCTCCCTGACGAGGACTCGAACCTCGGACATTTTGGTTAACAGCCAAACGCTCTACCAACTGAGCTATCAGGGATTGCTTGGTCGGGGAGATAGGATTCGAACCTACGACCCCCTGCTCCCAAAGCAGGTGCGCTACCAAACTGCGCCACTCCCCGTTCTACTCTTCTTCAGAATTACCGTGTTCTTCGGAGACAAGAGTGAGCGGGGTAGCGTTTCCACCAAGCTCCTCTTCTTCCCCAAGACCCAGAAGTTCACGCATCTCATCAATGCCTTCCTTCATTTCGGCGCGTTGAGCCATAAAGTTTTCCAACTGAGCCTCAACTTGGGTGATGGCATCAGAGATACCCTTGTAATTTTGTTCGTAACCTTCCAAGGCTTTCGCCACATACTTTTCTGCAATCTCATTCATAATTTTTCTCCTTAGGATAAAAGTGGTCGGCCCGTCAGGAGTTGAACCTGAATCAACCGCTTATAAGACGGACGCTCTGACCGTTGAGCTACGGGCCAGTTCACAAGATATAATAGTCGGCTCCTTTCCTTATTTAAAAAAGCTCCCTCTAAATTTCTTTAGAGGGAGCAGGTAGCGAAGTTCCAAGGCACGAAAGGCGTAACACGCCTACCCTGCGGCTTGGTCGATCAACTCTTCTTCATCCCCAGTAAGACAGGTCAGGGTTAGCTTGCCATCCTTAACCTTCGGGGTGTAGAGGTCTCCTTTTTTACTTGGAAGTCTTCGCTCTAGGAGAGCTTGAGCAATTACGGTAGCTACTTCATTCTTAATGAAGCGTTTAATGTTTCTGGCTCCATACTCTTCTGAGTAGCCATGCTCCACAATGAAATCCAACAGAGCCTTGTGTCTCTTGATAGGAATATTACTGAGAGCAAGAGTGGCAATCTTTTTAAGGTGTTCGGGTTCTAGTGTGTTGAAGAACACATAGTTATCAATACGATTCATGAACTCAGCGGGGAACTTCTTCTTTACTGATTGCGTGATCTCCTGCTCTGATCCTGACACCGAAACAGTTTCCCCACCAAAGCCTAGCTTCTTGCCTACACGAATGTCAGACACGCCTTGGTTAGAAGTAAAGATAAAGATAGACTCGGTGAAGTCTAGAACTCTGCCCATGTTATCCGTACATGTCCCGTCATCTAGAAGTGAGAGGAGGAAATCATAGAACTTAGTGTGAGCTTTTTCAATCTCATCAAAGAGGATTACCCACTTATTAGATTTCTCAGCCTTCTCAGCCATCAAACTCTTTTCACTATGACCTACATAGCCGGGAGGAGAACCAATTAGTTTCGCGTACTCATGAGCCTGAGCATACTCCGCACAGTTCACCTTCCAGAAGTTACCGCTGTACCTGTTTCCTACAAGCCTAGCGAGTTCGGTCTTGCCTACTCCTGTGGGGCCGATGAAGAAGAAGGATGCGTTCTTATACAGTCCGCTGGCTACGAGCTTCATGCTGTCCACTAGACCCTTCACAGCTTGCTCCTGTCCGATAAGGTTCTTGGAAAGGTATCGCTCCAAGTTGTTAACATCGTTCAGAGTTTTGATAGCTTTCAGACTCTTGGGAGGAGCCTCGGCCTGTGCAGCAGTTGAGAGAACAGCAGCCAAGCTTTCGTGCATCTCCTCCATGAAAGTGCCGTTATTAATATCAGCACACACAAACTCTAGGTCGAAGGGAGGATACGCTTCAATGATAGAAGCATACACGGCTCTGGTGATGGTATCCTTGTCCTCCTTGTCTTCAGGGAGGTTTTTGAAGAACTCATCAGCATCGTACAAGAAAGCTTTTACGACATAGCTAATATAGCTATCAATCGTAATAGGCTTATCCAAGCTCTCGATCTTCTTCTTTATGTCATGATAAGTCCTTCTCTCTTCACGCATGGTGAGTTTTTTAAGAAGAAGAACTAAATTAATTTCATTACAAATTACTTTGTAAAACTTTTGCTCGGCCAAGGTTTTTCCTAATCGGTTAAGTTGTCTAGCTGCGAATATAGAGAGTCCACTTCGGACTTCTCATTCCCTTTAGTTAGAGCCGTCTCAAGTTTAATGAGAAGGTCTACAACTTTCAGGGTACTGGTTTTAGAGGTCTGTGCGAGCTTAAGGCAATCAACCATTAAGTTTTTGGCTGCTGCGTCTTGGGGGTTCTCATCTAACATTTCCCGAAAGAAACGGTGAGCATCGAGAGCTAACGACCTATCATCGTTAGCCTCATCAATGAGCTTCTTACAAACCTTTTGGATACGGTTCTTATCTATTGGCGAATTTTTCAGTACATACTGTGATGGCATCGGTGTTTTCCTCGATATGCTTTTGAACGAAGTAAGTAATCATATGGTTGTACTCACTAAGTTTTACTTCTCTATCAGGAAGCCATGCACATGGCACTACAGGATCAAAATCTATTTGAACCTCTCCTTCGTATCTTGTCGGAAAATTCTTCGTCATAAGCTTCCATCTCCATTTTATCATAGTAATCATCTTCATTACTATGATCTTCATTAAGAGCAGGTTTAACCTCTCTTTGTTTCTTTTTTACTTTGTACTTGATTGGGTCTTTACTTACCCACTCGTTCTCGTTCTTCTTATATGTTCTACCCATTGTAATTTAGTCCATCCCCCCACTCATCCTCATCGTCATCAGTTTCCATTAGACTAGGCTCCATGCCTGAGAGAGCGAGGGCTACTTTACCTTTGGAAGGGAACCCCATTGAGACGATCTTCTTCTTGTCATCCCAATACATTATAGCGGAGTCGGGGTCGTATTCCATGATTTCTGATACTAAATTATAGACCCTACACAGGTTATAGTATTCAAGGAACTCCGCAGATCCTTCTTTAAACAGTTTCTTGCCGTCCTTCCTGTTAAGAAAGAATTGCATCTGTCCGATGGTAATAAACGTCCCATCAGGTTCCTCATTAAGAGGCTCGTTGAATTCGAATTCTAACATAGCTAGATTTAGGGGGAAGGATCTCTCCCTCCCCCTGAGTAGTTTACTTAGTTGAGGATGAGTTGCCCTTCACTATATGTACTAGCCAAGTCCCACAGTTCCGAATTAAATTTAACATCTTTCTGGATGTTAGAGATAGCTCGCACCATGCGGTTAGTGTTTCCGTTACGGAATCCACCCCTGATCAGGTTCTCCTGAGCGACATTAAAAGTCCTCCAGAGGTCATTCCCACGGTCAGCCTCTCGACGCACATTGGAGATTTCCTTGATGATATCATCAGAAGGGTTCTCAAAGCGAATCTTAGCTGCATCAGCAAAGAAGTCCTGCTGGGCGCGGGGACTAAGCTCCAATTCCTTCCAAGTGTTTACCTTGTCCGAAATTTGGGAAGAGGTCGCAATCAGATCACGGGAGGCATTGATAACCTGCTTAGGCTCAAAGCCGATGTGACGAATGTGGACCTTACCGAAGTCGGACTCCGAGATCACCATTCCGTTAGAGCATACCATGCGGAAGATACCCCCTTGAAGTTGGTAGCCTCCCAGACCGTTGTGAGCGTTCATAAGCAGCATCTCAGGGAAGCTGTCACCAACGTCAAAAGACTTCACATCTAGGTCTTGGTGACGCAGACGAATAATGTGCTTCGCATGGTCTTTGGACCAAGTACGAGACTTAACCTGCTGGGCAGACCATGCGGTCCAACCCTCATCCTGAAGGATCTCTAGGATGTCAGTAGTGGGAAGGAAGGAGTAGCGGTCAGAGACCCTACCATCTTCAGGGGAAGTAGCGAACGCCGCAGGGGCGTGGGCACGGATCATTTCTTCATTCTTAATCATTCTTAACTCCATAGGTTAGGTAAAAAGCTTCATCACGGGTCAGTCCTAGTTCTTTCTGCTTCTTGGTCATGCGGAATCGCTTGCCAGTCTTAGCAGTATAGTCCTCAATAGACTCGTAAATAGCGGGGTTTGTAGGTTGCTCCTCAACAGGAGAAGCGGGTTCAGATTTTTCGGACTTACCATCAAAGTGATCTGAGAAGACTTCGTTAACGAGTCCTGTCAGCATCTCCATGAAGGATTTGTCGCTTTGGTTGTCATCAGTCATTTCGAATTTCCTCCGTTCGTTGCCCTATTATAGCAAGTTTTCAGCGAATGTCAACCCTAGTCCCTTAAAAATTTTGCGAGATCTGTAACCCCTGACGTTTCAGGGTCTTGCATCATCTTCACAAATTCCTTAGATTGGAACTTCTTCCCTGAACTGGGGATAGTATACCATGCCCCGTTCCTCTCTACCAGCCCATCGGCCTCAAACATCTTCAACAGTCCAGAATGGGGATCTAATCCCTCATTGTAAAGTAACTCAAACTCACACTCCTTAAAGGGGATGGAACACTTGTTCTTAGTATTCCTCACTTTCCCCTGAATCCCAATGATGTTCTTGAGATCATCTTTAAGGAGGTCGCTAGTTTTATTTGAAATACATTTTAAGTTTACGCCTAAGTAATACTCTAATGATTTTCCTCCCGCTGCCATCGTGTCGGGACTTCCGTACATTACGCCAACTTTATTTCTAATTTGGTTAATGATGACGAGAGCAACTTTATATTTTCTCATCAACGGATTGATCTTTCGCAAACACGCTCCCGTGGACTTAGCACGGATAGCCCCTTGCATATTATTTCCCTCATACCCCTCAGCTTCATACTCTGCTTTTGAAGGTGAGACTGCAATACTATCGTAGACAACAACAATCGGTGTGTCAGAGTCAGTTTCTCTGATAGCCTTAATTGTATCCTCGATAACTTGAAAGCAGTCTTCCAAAGTTTCAGGCGCAGCGTAAATCAACTTCTTAGGATCAATTCCCAGATGAGAAGCAAACTCAGGGTTGTACGCATTTTCACTATCCACCATCATGGTGTAGTGGCCCAATGTTTGCGCCTCCTTGAGGATGTGAGTGCCGAACACAGTTTTGGCTGTGGACGCTTCCCCATGGAACTGAGTAATCATACCGATAGGGATACCCTTGGTATACTTACCCGAAATAATCTTGTTAAGAGCGTAGCTCCCTGTGCTTACAAATCCTAAATCGGGGACTTGTTCCGATAACAAACCAGCGTTTTTCAGCCTGTTGAGTACAGCATTATCCATACGCTATTATAGAAGGCTTGACTTTTTTACCGAAGAGATTAGTGAATAAAGTACCTTATACGGGTCAATGTTTGCACAAGGTCTGCGGTCTTCGAAGTACCCCTCACCTTCGTCCTTGACTCTTTTGGGAATGCGAATTGACGCACCTCTGTCTGCCACAGCTAGACTGAACTTCTTGTAGTCCGAAGTTTCACAGTCCCCAGTCATGCGCTTCTCGATCCCTGCGCCACACACTTTAATGTGTTCAGCGTGATCAGTTTCGAGATGCACGGCAAGCTCTTCATAATCGTCTACATCAAACGACTCCCGCATCTTGGCGGTAGAGAAATTAGTGTGACAACCTGCTCCGTTAAACTCGGGGTGCGGCTTAGGATCATAAGAAACAATAACTGGATTGTACTCCGACACTCTGTCTAAGATGTAACGAGAAACCCACAAATCATCTGAGGTCTTAAGAGGGCCTTGAGCAGCAGTTTGCCATTCCCATTGTCCCGGCATAACCTCAGCGTTAATGCCATCAATCTCAATCCCCGCTGCTAACAATTTCTTTTCAAACTCTTCCATGATAGATCTACCGATTACATTCATGCAACCTGCGCCACAATAATATTGTCCCTGAGCTTGGGGGCTGAGGAGGAGACCTAGTGGTTTATAGTCGGTAGGGTTAATGAAGGTAACTTCTTGCTCAAACCCTACGAGGATTCCTTCCACATCTTTAGTGAGGCGTTCCAAGTGCGTTCGGGTATTGGATTCGTGCGGCACCCCACCATAGTAGCAGACTTCACAAAATGCTAACAAGCCCCCCTCATTAAAGGGGTCGGTGTAAGTTCTAACAGGACGCAACATCCTATCCGAATCTTCTAGTGTCCCCTGCTCGGTAGAACCTCCATCAAAATTCCAACACGGAACAATAATGTGTTCTTGGGGATTAAGGTAGCGCGTCTTACTTCTTACTTTGGGTAATGGATCCCGTCCATCAAGCCACAGGTACTCAACTCTCTGTCTTCTGTTCATTTAATGCCTCCTCAGCAAATTGGATATTTTTCTGCAATCGTTCTCTATCCCCTTCAGGGATATTAGCTCTAGGATTCTCTAAAGCTTCTTTAATAATTCTAATAGATTTTGCATACCTACCCACCCAATAGTAAGCAACTCCCAACTCATCCCGCAGTCTCCACTCGTAAACGTCTGGTTCCACAAACAAACGATCCGCAGGGAAAGGAAGCTTCAAAGCATTCTCCCCTAACAGGATGGCGGTATGGTATTGGTCTTTGGCTCGATAGTAAGCGACAATAGGATGCAACGCTTCCAATCGGTGAGGACGGTAATTGTACGCTGTGAAGAAATCGTCCATCACATTCACGAAAGACTCCCCTGCTTCCATTTTATACCGCCCGATTCGTAAAGCCGCTAGATAAATCTCCTCATCCCAGCCGCTATATTTAATGCATTTCTTAAGAGGTTCAATAGCTTTCTTTGGCTCTCCTGAATCACGGTATGACTGCGCTAAGTAAAACCACCCTCTCGCGTCCTCTGGCCTGTCTAGGAGCCACTCCTCAAATACTAGAGCATCACGCTTGTATCGTTGAGGATCTGCGGCTCTTGCTCCGTCTGAGTTAGGAACCACGCAAGCGTTTTTTAAGCACTCCATTGTAGTTTCATCAGCGGCCCCACACACTTCATGAATGGGCCAATTCCACTTCCACTTTAGCCCATCTTTGTAAAGTTGAGTTCTGTTATACTGGATGGAACTGTAAGAGGTTATAACTTCTACCCTATCTGCATTTAAGTGAGGCAGTGCGATTACTTTCTTAGTTAGTTGGGCACTGTTATTTTCGAAAGGAGCAAAGACTTCATCAGCATCAATGGTCATAATGTAGTCTCCTCTCCCCTTACCTAGATCAAAAGCTTCCTGTCGGTTATGGCAGAACGAAACCCATGGACGATCATGCACCTCTCCCTTGAGTTTGTGCTTCTTCCAGTAATTCTTCATGACCTCCTGCGTTCCATCTGTGGAGCCTGTATCACAAATCACATACTCATCCACAAAAGAGCGCACCGAATCAAAACATCTTTCGATAACTTCTGCTTCGTTTTTAACGATCATGCAAAGCACGATCTTTTGTTTACTTACCCGTTGAGCCAAACCCTTGAACTCCTCTAGAAGTAAAATCTAAATTGTCAGACTCTTCAAACTCAATGTCATGAACAGGGTTAATTTCAAACTGGGCGATGCGATCCCCTTTCTTAATCCCCACCAGATCAGTTACACGGTTGTTTCTAAGAAGGACTTTAATCTCTCCCCGATAGTCTGAATCAATTTTTCCGGGGGAGTTAGCAACTACAATTCCTTGAGAAGCCAACCCACTTCTTGAGTATACCTCTCCCTTCCAACCTTCAGGAATTTCCATCGCCAGACCAGTCCCTACTAGAACGGTTTCCCCTACAGGAATATACGCATCTTCAATAGCTATCAAATCATACGCAGCCGCTCTCTCCGTTCCTTTCCGGGGAAGCACTGCATTAGGGTTTAGTTTAATGTATTTTACTCTCATATAATGTTCCTCTCCCGCAGCCGTGCTGTCATAAGTGTTTCAAGCATATCAAACTTAGACCCCTTTACCACTGTTTTATTTCTATTGCTAGAGTTGTGCCAATGCCAAGAGAATGCCTCTAAAAACAAGTGATTAAAATCTTGCAGAGGAGAATCAAACCATTGAGAATCAAGTGCTTGAGAAAGGGGCTTGTCAGTTTTACTAATTAACCATTCTGTATTAAAAAAGGATGAGGGAAAAACAGTAAAGGGTCTCTTAGCATAAACATACGATAACATATCTTCATCGTAACACGTTCCACCTGTTGGAGGAGTTGCGACTAGCCTCTCCATACAATCTTCAATAAATTGGCTACCCTTAACTGCACCTAACAAAGCTGCACAGGGGCCGAAGCAATCATCTTCCCACCTACGCTCCTTAGCGAAGTCGGTAGAACCTCCCCATTGATAAGCAAAATCTTGCGACAGAATAGGCTTAAAGTCTCTTAGAAGAACCATATCCATGTCATAGTAGATTCCTCCAAACTTATACAACACTAGAAAGCGCATAACCCCACTACTCATCCAGTGGTTACGATCCCCACCAGTGTTTAGGTGGCTTTCTACACCTTCCAAAGGGGTTCCTTGAGCGAGTTCTTTGGCGTTGTACACTCTGAAGTCCACAAAATCTTTGTAGGGTTGAATATTCTCTTGATCTGAAATATCATAATCAGACCAGACGATCAACTTTGTCTTACTTAAATTTTGAGTCGCCAAGTAGGACTTGATAGCAAGCAACTCTTTAGGAGTACGAACTTCTGTATACACATGGAAGAGTGTGACATCTTCAGGGTATTCATAGTGTTCCTCTGTTGCCTGTTTAAGTAGGTTTAGGCCCAACTTATAATCATCGTATATCTCTGGGGTAGACTCTAGGTTTACAGTAATCATGGCATATTATAGACGCGCATCCACCATTTCATCAACCATATCCTTAAATGTGTAATTAGGCTCCCATCCCAAGGTTTCCTTTAGTTTGGAGCAATCACCCTTAAGGTCATGGAGTTCCGTAGGGCGGAAGAACTTAGAATCTACTACTACATAATCCTCGTAGGACAGGCGTAGCTTAGTAAAAACTCTTTCGCATAAGTCTCTCACGGTGTGGGATTCTCCCATAGAACAAACGAAATCATCTGGCTCGTCATGCTGTAGCATCATCCACATCGCTCTTACATAATCTTTTGCATGGCCCCAGTCTCTAGAGGCATCAAGATTACCTAGAGGGAGTCTGTCTTTCTTATTCCTGAAGATGTCTACAGCACCTACCACAATCTTATTAGTTACAAAGTTGAGTCCACGCCGAGGAGATTCATGATTGAATAGAATACCGTTGGAAACAAACAGACCGTAAGAAGAGCGGTATACCCTACACAAATTATAAGCGTAAAGCTTCGCGCACCCATACGGACTAACGGGGACCATTGGCGTAGTTTCTCGTCGGTATCCATCCTCATCTACCTCATTTCCAAACATTTCAGATGACCCCGCTTGATAAACTCTAGCAGTAGGACATCCTAACCTGACAGACTCTAAAATATTTAATACACCGATAGCATCAGCATTAGTTGTAAATCCCGGTTGGTCGAAACTAATCTTAACGTGGGACTGCGCGGCTAGGTTATAAACCTCATCAGGCTGTACATCTTTAATAAGGTGACACATCGAACTAAAGTCCGTTACATCCCCATACTCTAAATGCAGACGAGGGTGCTGATAAATCCCTGCTTCCTCTAGTCTGTTGCTTTGGTATTCAGGTTGAGAGTGTCTCCGTAGGACTCCCCATACCTCGTATCCCTTTTCCAATAAAAGTTCAGCAAGATAAGATCCATCCTGTCCACTGATTCCAGTAATAATTGCGCTTTTCATTTTCTACAAGTCTCGTAATTTTCGACAAACCAATCTACGGTTTTTTGGATTCCCTCCTCAAGGGGTGTAAACTTATTTACACACTCGGGAATGAAGTCTTGAAGCCTAAGATTAGTTGTAGGCTTACGGTACTGCCCATCGGGCTTCGTCTTATCATAGATTACTTTGCCCCTAAAGTCCATCGCTTTTACAATTGTTTCTACCAGTTGTTTAATGCTAACTTCTATACTATTGGAAATAATAAGAGGCTCTGAACCTTCGTAGTAATCGCAAATTAGTTGGGTAATCTCCCCTACATCCTCTGAGTAAATAAACTCTCTGAGAGGCTTTCCACTTCCCCAAATAACGAGGTCAGTATTGTACTTCTTAGCCAAGTAACACTTATGGATGAGCGCAGGAACTACATGGCTGCTTTCCAAATTAAAGTTATCATGTTGGCCATAGATATTGGTAGGAATTACACATACACACTTCATCCCGTATTGATCTGCGTAAGCTCTACTTTGAACCTCAAGCATTCGTTTGGCATATGCGTAGCCATAGTTGGAGGGGTGTGGTTCACCACTGTGCATCTTGTCCTCTGTCAGGGGGTACTTTACCTTATCGGGAAAAATGCATGTCGAGAGAAACGAAACAACCTTCTGCACATTACACTTACGCGCAGCCTCAAGAACATTAAGGTTGATCATCATGTTCTCATAAAAGAACTCCCCTAAATGCTCAGAGTTTGCTTTAAGCCCTCCTACTCGCCCAGCACAATGAATTACATGTGTGGGTTGCTGTTGTTTAAAAAGCTCGTAAGTGTCTTTATAACTAGTAAGATCACACCATCGTTTATTCTGTTCTTTGTATCCCGGAAACGGTGGCTTTCGCCCAAGAACTTTTACGTCTGCGTTAATGGTAGAGCCTACTAAGCCCCCTGCTCCTGTTAATAATGTTTTCATTTTTTAAGACCTTTGAAGACCGCATGGGCTTTAAATACAGCAGGATCTTCGATATAATCATCCCTATCATAGTCCGTAGAAGCTAATACTAAAAGTATATCGTCCTCAGTATTAAAGATTTGTGAATCCCAAACAAGGTTAGGTACATAGACTCCTTGCATTGGATTTAATACAGTTTTAACAGTCTCATAACCATCGTACAATATAACTTCAACCTGCCCTTTTAAACAAATTAAAAACTGTTCTGTCTCAAAGTGTGCGTGGTCTCCTCTCTTAACCCCTTTGGGTACTTCAGAGACTATAAACATTCGCTTAGGCTGGAAGGGTATCTCGTTAAAGTTAATAGGGTATAGATCCCCCCTATCATCTGTATAAGACTTTAATGATTCGACAAACATTTATGAATCTCCTCCTGCACACCTTTTAACGTAAACCTGTGCCGTACTTTTTTAATATTTAAAAGCATTTGATCTTGATCTACATCCGCTAGTACTTCTTTAATTAACTGCTTATCGTTAACCGCACTCTCTGGGAGACGGACAGAAAACTTAGAATAATCTAAATCGGGATAAGGAAGTTCACTATCGTCAGCAAATAATACTGGGATAGTGTTTAGGTGCATACATTCGTAAAATCTCCAACTAGAAAGCCCTACTCCTCGGGGACAGAAAGAAAACCTGCAAGAGCTTACAGTTCTTCTAAATTCGTTATACTCTAGATTAGATCCTATGTAACAGGAGCTATCATCTCGGAAGGTATAAACCAGTGCGGCTCTTACTGGGTGGTTTATCTCTCCTATGAACCCGTAGGTATGTTTCTTTTCCTCCTCTAGAGGATTGGTATTCACCGTCCAAAACGGAAGTAAGATATCGTTGTCATTCTTTTTACTTGTATTAAAGTTTAATACTGTTAGATTTTTAATATCACCTAAATCAGGAAACCTTTTAGCAAAATCTAAATCATGATTCCATTGAACCACAATGCGCTTATCAGAATATGCGTCACAAAGCGAAATCAATAAAGGAGGGATCATTTGAGACTTTCCAAAAAACTCAAACAGTTCTAGATAATAAGGGAACACTAGAACGTCTGCTGTATCTGATTCTTGGAACAAAGAAAAATCAGAAGGATGCCCTTCGCTCCGATTGCCTTCTTTAAAGATATCTATATCTTCTAAAACTCCGGGTCGAGGGTCGGTGTACGAACGGAGTTCTTCTTCGGTGAAGACTTGGAAAGAGCTTTGAGGTAGTAGCTTAAACGATAACATTTCTTACCTCACTAATGATGTGTTCCACATTACTTACTGTTAGCTTTTCGTTGAATGGGATACTTAAAGTTGTTTTAGCGTCTTCTTCTGATTGAGGTAGGACTACATCTTGCTTATATAACTCCTGCTTGTGCAGAGGAGTATAGTGAATCCCTGTCCCAATTCCCAGTGTCTTAAACCTCTTAATTACTTCCTCTCTATTGTTTACATTAACTCTATACAAATGACTGCTGGTGTTGTCTAAGCCAAATGCTTTATTGTAGGAATTCCGTATAGCCGTTAATGCTACCTGTTTATCTTTGAGTAACCTTAAATTTTGATTAGCAATAAACGCTTGCACGGAATTCATGTACATCTTCCAACCAATAGAAAGCTGTTTCCTATCCCAATTATTTTCAGCAAAGGACATACCGTTCAAAGATCTTTGTTTAAAGTATTCTATCTTATCGGCATCATTAGAAACAATAATGCCTCCGTCAATTCCTCCAACTGGTTTAGTGGGGTAAAAACTAAATAGCATAAGGTCTTCATCATTTGCTTCTTTGAACTGATTTCTGTCTACCCTCTGCGCTGAGTCAATCACTTTGTAGGAACCAAAATCATGAAGCTCGTAGGAGCCCCCTACCCACTCCACATCGTCTTTATACTGAATCTCCTGTCCCGCATGGTGGAGAGCATTGAAGACCACAGGGGGCAATACAGAAGGTATGGTGACAAGCTCTTTTTTATCTTCAAACGTAAGAAAAATAGCATTGGTTGCACTATTTACAGCGCAGCCATACTTTGCACCCACATGGTTACAAAAATTTGTAACGAACTCATCTACATCAGGACCGTGTAAATGATTTCCTAAATTTCCCGTATAAATTGTATGGTTATTTATATTAAATAAGGGAATCATGGCATTGCTTAATGAATGGAGCCATTAAAGGTTTGTGCGCTCCTTGAAAGTGGATAGTAGCAAAAGGAATGTAATTTCCTGTAGAGAGGTATTTCGCATAGGGCTTGCCGTTCTTTAAGATAAACTTCTTTACTCCGTTTTCGCATTCAAAGCCCTCAGCCTGTTGAATGACATGATCGTAGTAATGATCGTAACTCCAAGGATTTGCAACGCTTCCTTCTCCCACTAAGTGAGGATACTTATATCTGGCGAACGACTCTAGCAACGTCATATCGCATAAACCTCCGGGAAGGTTAAAATGCTGCCTAATCTGAAAGTGGGAAGCAAGGAGAGCAAACTCATAAGAACCTTTACTACTATAAACGTCCATCAGATAATCACAAAATGCCTCTATGCCTTCTAAGGACCAATAAGACGAATGGCCTGATGATCTTCCCGAAAGCATACAGTAAAGGTGTTTCCTTTTCTGGTACTCTACGGAAGCATCCGTAAATAATAGAATATCATTATCTAAGTACAACGCTCCCTCATAATTTTCTTTACGCAAGAAGTTCCTGAGAACGAACCACCTACTAAAGCAAAACTTTTCAATATCTTGGGGGTTAGTGCTAAGATGCTGATAGAGATTTTCAAAATCTTCTACGCCTTCGTAGTACTCAGACATAAACTTATGATTGTCTGGGCAGTAATCTTGATTACCTTCATCTCCAAGAAGGAATACATCAGAGTTCCATGCCTTAGCTTGGTTTACCACCAGCTTCAATTCAGGACATGGGTTTATAGTCTTGCTAATAACTACAACAGGGATTTTCATTTCTCTCCTACCTCTGCGTAACAGATCCAAGTGTAATTCTCATACCCGTCGAAGTAATCTTCATACGCCTCGGTTCTCTCAGTAATTAGGGGATCATGCGTCGGGTACATCTCGTCTGTCCAGTCATCGCCCCATCTAGTCTTCTCACCTTTTACAGGGGGTGGGAACTCATAGTAAGAAAGGAGATAATTATCAGCAATACTCCTGTCATCGGAGTCCTCTTCTAAGATAGTCTTTAAGCTTACGCAATCTCCTTGGGAGACAGGGTAATTGTCTTCAAACATTAAATGCTTAAACCCTTGAGGAGTAGCGACCTCTAAACGGGATAAAGCATTTTGATGATCATCAAAGAAGCACAAAGTAGTTTCACAATCTACTGCTTGCTTCCATGAAATTTGAGAAAAATCCAACTGAGTATAAGTAGCTTTATCACTACGGTACTGCACCCTCTCAATATTAGGTTCTATACAAATAAGTTTAGCAGTAGGACAAGCTTGTTCAAAGAACCATGTTCCCTGTCCTAACCAAACCCCACTCTCAATGATGGCGGTAGGCTGTAATTTCTTAGCCATAAACCATGCGGCGAACATCTGTGGGGCCTTCATGCCGCCATCGTTATCCCTGATAGGTCGTTTTTTATAAAGCTCTGCAAACTCTTCAAGAGCATCACAAAGCTCTTCACGGGTGCAGGGGGGAGTGCCTAAAGTGATTGGTTCTTTTGTAGTAGAATGGTGCAACTGTTTTGTTCTCCTTGAATTAATGTGCAAGCGTACTGCGCCTCTTTAAACATTCTCAAAAGGTTAGGAATGTTGTGAGAGTAAGCGTAGGTCTGAATCTTATTATAGACCTCATACACTGACCAGTTGCTATCATCCTCAGTTAATTTAACCCTACCAAGTATAATATTTTTAAACCCCAAGCTTAATAAGAAAGAAAGAGCTTCATCCCCATTAGGGAGAACATCTAACATCGCTCCTGCATGAAGAATGTCATACTGTGCCCCATCTTGTTCCGTCAAACTCTGGTAGTCCCCCACTCTCCAGTTTACTCCTCCCCAGCGAGTCTTAGCTATCTCAATCGCTTCCTGTGAATAATCCATACCAGTGTATGTTACGTTGGGCAGATGGGACTCGCAAATCGTCTTGTATGTTCCTGCTCCACACCCAATATCTAGAAGGGTAGACTTTCTAATACTAACACATTTGAGTGTAGCGTTTAGAAAATGCTTCCAATGATCAGGATAGTTATTTAGCTCACTTTCGTTAAGAGCTAACTGATCAACAAATACCTCTTTGTTTTTCCAAGAATTAACGTGTTCCATTTTCTATCTCTTTTTTAAACTGTTCTATTTTCTTTGAAATCAACACTGGGTGCTTTCCTTTAAATTTTTCGGTGTACGCCTCTCCCCTGCTTTCTGGTCTAAACTCATGTACACCTCTCCAACTACGTTCTACACTCTTAACTCCCCTAACCCATGGAAGATAAATATCCTCATAGTAATTGGGGTGACAATTTTCCCTGCTCACCTTCGCCCTGTAGTATGCGATCTTTTCTTTTACTTGTCTAGGAAACACATACGAGTAATGATACATTTGCACACCATGCTCTTCCCAGAGCGTATCACTGTCTAAGTGTTTCTCTGGGAGTGTTGCGGTTCCAGCGGGTGCGATAATAGTGGGAGGTCGGTGAGTCTTCCAAGTAGCGTTAGGGTATACTTTAAAGATTCTAAGAAAGTTATCCTTAGCAAGCTCAAAGCCTCCAATGAAATCATCAAAGCCTCCATAGAAAGAGCAGCTTCTAACTCCCACAGAAGTGTAATTCTCTTTCTTTAAGATCTGTATAATCTTTTCAATATCCTCAGGTTTGTAAATTTCATCCGAGTCTAGATTCCAAATGTAATCTATATCATCTCTCATATGCGGCATGTACGCCCTGCACTCCTCGTCCTTCCCCTCAAACTGTCCGTGGACAATCGTGATCTTGTTCTCTGGGTCTGGGAAGTTGGCTAAGATCTCATTTGTTTTATCTGTAGAGGTAGTGTAGCCTTGATCCTGCCAGTATCTTACAGGGCCTTCGGCAATAAGAATTTGAGTAGCATAAGGGTATACCGACTCTAAACACTCTTGAAGAACATAGTCTCCGTTAAAAACAATCATACCAAATGCTATCTTCATCTTATTTCCTGTGCATACTCTCTATACATTTGATTAAGAGCGGGAATAGCAAACACTTGGAAATTTAAAGTATGGTCTGCGTAGTTGCCCGATGTAGGATGATCTAAACTAAACCTAGAGAAGTGATTAAACACCAGCGGTTGTACCTTATCCCCCCACACTACAGTGCCGTCTGTGTGATAGTTATCATAAACATAAAGCCTATAATTCCACGGGGCTCCATGAGCAAAAGTTTCATCCAAGATAGCAGTGTCGTACATTTTAGGAAACTCCTCCAAATACTTTTGATCACCACAAGTAGCCAAGTCGGGTCGTAGGTCTTTCAGTAGGCAATCATTCCACCACTGCAAACAACTGAGTCCCTGTTTATCATTTTTAAAATAAATGATACCAACATTGTATTCCCCATCAGGAGAAGTGCTAGTATTATGTCGGTGCCGTATGATACCGATGCTCCTATCTCCTAACTCTTTAAAAATAATAAGTGGATCTTGATAGAAGTAAATGTCTGCGTCCACATACATCACAGACTCTACATTTCTTTTCTCCAATAAGTACCTAGAAAAGGTAGAGGCTAGTGACCAGCAGTATTCGTTGTAAGGTTTTCTACTTTTATACTCCAGTATCTCTGGGCTAGAGCTTTCCACTGTAGGAAGAAGGATTGGCTCCACGCACTCATACTGAGATACATGAGAATAAGTTTCTGCATCTAAACACAAGTAATAGAGCGTAAACTTTTCAGAAGAAACTCTAAGTAATGAATTAATTAAAGCTACCCCTTGTTTGAGGTAGTTTCGGTCAGAGAGAGTGCAGTAATTTATCATCCGTACATCATCCTAATAGTATTGTCCTCGCGTATATGGGCACTGTGTCTCTCCGTTGTAGACGCTGTGCTTACCCCGTGTGGGTTGTGGTAATAAACGCCCAAGGGTTCGTCTATCTTAAGAAACTTCTTACCTAAAGAATTTAACCTACACCACATTTCGTAATCTCCTGAGATTACAAACTTATCGTTAAACATACCAGCATCTACTATTGTGCTTTTCTTAAGTAGTGGGTATGGTCCTACACAACATCCCTGAAGTAAGTTTTCTTTTTTATTAGCATCAGCCCACGAAAACCAACTGCTGGGGGTGTGGTCCGTATCACTGCTAATAAAAGAATCAGAGTAAATCACATCTACCTCTGGGTGAAGTTTGGTATAGGTTGCCAAAGTAGCTAAAGAGGACTTGAAGAGCTTATCATCGGTATTATAGTTCATCACATAATCATGTGAACTGTGTTCAATGGCTTGATTCCATGCCTCGTAAATCCCTACTCTTTCCTTCGCTCCAAAAACAATTTTGGTAATCCCTTCTCTAAACTTATACTCCATGATCTTTTTCAGAGAATCATCGGAGGAGTTAGCGTCTACAAAAAGTATTTCAAAAGACTCCAAAGTTTGATCATCGACATACTTTAAATATTTATCTAAATGCTCCGAAGCATTATAAACAGAACAAAGGATAGAGATCATTATGCCCCTCTTCCATTTACTCTATCATACCCCTCTGCATCACTCATGTCAGGTCGCACCTTATACAGTGCAGTCCCAAACCAGCCAACTTTAAACCCTCTAGCATCACAGGCTCTCACATGATGCAAATCAGTGGCCTCTGCTAAATCGGAGGGAAGAGTATCTGTGAAAGGGACTCTGGCGAAAATAGAAGTCCTATATGTTGGCATTGCTACATTCCCCAAGGTGAGTCCTCGCGCTGGGTCGGTAGCTAAGTCGGTCCCTCTCCAGACCTCTTTTCCTTCCTTGTCGTTAAGAGCGATTTCACTATTAAACCTCACGCCGCCAATCCAAAGGTCAACTTCTTGATGCTTCTTTAA